AGCGTAAATCAGTAAAAGCATTACTATCAATTGATTTGACTGCTTCCCTAAAATCTACGTTTGTATAGTCCATAATAAAACCGATAACATCACCATGCGCCCCACAACCGAAACAATGATAAAATTGTTTGTCTTGGGCCACTGTAAACGATGGCGTTTTTTCATCATGAAACGGGCAACAACCATGATAATTTTTACCCGCTTTTTTCATGTCAACATAGTTACTAATCACATCAACAATATCTACACTGGATTTTACCTTTTCAATGTCGATTTTCATTATTTTAACCTCGGATTAATAACTATTTTATCACCAACAATTGTGCAAAATTTTAACTCAAGCAACCTGATCATTAATTTATCTTTGACATAACTCGCTAACTTTGTGCGACCTTTAAACACTGCGCGATTTTTAATGTAATCTTTTAATTCTGAATAGGTAACTGCTTGCTTATCTTTTTGTAAAAACTTAATGAACTGTTCTTTAATCGCTTTTAGTTCTGATATTTCACCTATAAAACCGTTGCTGTCTGCCGCATCAATATATAATTTGATTAATTCTTTATACATTTTAATCGCCCACTTAACGGTATCGGCTTCAATAATTACCGGGTTGTCTTTACCTTTCCATTTTTCCGCAACGTGAAGAACGCACGACATTTTCATTACTTGCTTATCCATTTTTCCTACTACGCCGCGCAATAAGTTATTTGAATAAATACCGCCGTCTGAAAGGTGTGGTTCAATCTTAATTTTGTTTATTTTAATCAGGTCCTTTGCTTCTTGTGAAAACCTAAAAGTCGTTTTATCTGCAAAAACAAGCGAGTTAATTAACATTGCATAATCAACTTTTACCGATGACGGTACAGGTTTAAATTGATTATGATCACGAACGCCCAGTTTATTGTTTTCACGTAATAACAAGAAACGCTCACTGATACCATTACCGCGAGAACCTGCTTGTAATATTGTGCTGATAGTTTCATCCTGGGCAACGACTGATATAGAACCCCGAACATAACCTTCGCCAGCTTTACGGGTAATGCGGCTTGAACTTAACCAGTCACCGTCCCATGATTGCAATACAATATCGGCATTTGATAGTGCGCCTTCGCTGTACATATTACCCAGTAAAACATTAATTGCCCCGGCTTCATCAGAGATAACATTCCAAAAACCTGTTTGAGTAAATGCAATCTGCTCAAGCGCCTCAGGGGTCGTATTACTGACCGAATAACGATAGACGGGTGTTTCCTCAAGCTTTTCGGTTTCTGTTGCCATTTGGCTCAATAAGGCGTCAATTTCGACATCTTTAACAGCTTCTTTTAGTTCGGCTTTGATTTCTTTTATCTTACCTTCGATTTTATTGCGCTTTGACTGTTGGCTTTTATTGTAATCGACAAAAGCAATACGAACAGGACCAACAAAAAAGTTATTGATACCAGACTTGCCGGTTGATGGCGGTTGACTCGTTACCACGTACAAGTTTACCGGTGATTCGTTGCCGTAATATTCATAAGAAAACGATTTAGTCATTGCAGTAGCAATAATACCTAAGCCGTGCATAAAAGCCGTATTAACAGGAAATTGAACTTGTTTTGATATTGCCATAGCTGCCATTGTTAATATGTCAGTTCTTTGTTCATCAACAACCGCAATATTTAAGATACGATCTTCTGCATCTTCAAAGTCCACAGGATCTTGCCATTCGTCTTGGATCTCTAATTTCTTCATAAGAGTACGCTTGCGAAATTTCTCACTGTTAGCGTTATCTTTATCAAGTTCTGCGATCGTTAGTTCATTTGGTGTAGAAGACATTAAATACCCCGTTACGCAATTCTATGAATCCAAACATCACCTTTGCTATCGGTTTTTGTTTTAAATGATAATTTATGCTTTGTGGAAACATACGCCAAGGTAGTTCTAAATTCTGTAACGGTCTTATCAGCAACATCAACATAAATTATATCGCCAACATCCAAATCTTTTATTTGCACAAAAACGTGGTTTGCATACGTACCACCAACATACTTTTCAAACGGGTTACTCATTTTATTCGCCTTGTTGTTATTTAACTGTCAGTACAATATATTTAATTTATTTATAAGTCAACACAATACGCACATTAAAATAAAATAACGGTAATTTGCAGAAAAAAGCCTTCAATACAACCCTAAACGGGTAGTGGTAGGGAGAAAATTTACCCTCCGAACATCCTAGGCTTAATGGGGTCTGCGGTATATGGACGGGTGGTAAGGGATTATATATATACAACTAACAACTAACTAACTTAATTTATATTTATATAGAGGGGTTCAGATAGGCATATTTATATGGGTACATGTGTGGACGGGTGGGTGCAGTACCCCAAACCACCCGTCCATGCCTGAAAGCCACGGCACATATAGAAAAAGCGAAGGGTAAATAACGATCCGTTTACCTACCCGACGGGTAAATGCTAGCGTGATTGCTATTACCCATTGACGGGTATATAATATACCTACAAGTAATTATTAAGGGTTTACTTTTGACTACATTAACAATAACAGTGACATTTACAGATTTAGAATCTTACCCAAGATGCGAGCTAGATGGTGGAAAGTATAAAATATCATCTATTACTGAAGGCTTACCGATAGGCTATACCAAAGAATCAACAGGTAAAGATATTTGGTACATTGCCAAGAAAGCACATGAACACGCAAAAATATTTGGCAAACAATTTACGACAAAATCATATTTCGTTGATGGAATAAGATATTTAGTTATTACTCGCACCACATAACAAACTTGCTATTAAACCCCGTATTAAATACAATACGGGTATGATTTTAAGGAGTGATTACAATGGCAAGACCTACTAAATATAATGAAATAGAAACCTGTGAAGCGGCTTTACAATACCTTGAAGAGTTCGAAATACCACCTAATGAAAGGTCAACGTTTATCTTAAAGAATGCAGCAACACCTTCGCTTGTTGGACTTGCTTTGCACTTAGGCGTGGCTAATTCAACGCTTGACGCATGGAAAGACGACAAGGAAAAGGAAAAGTTTTCGGGTATCTGTAAGATGGTTATGCAATACCAACATGAAATTTTAGTTGGTGGCGGGTTGTCAAATCGGTTTAATTCGCAGATAACAAAAATGATGTTAAGCAAACATGGTTACTCTGATAAGTTGGATTTAGATCACGGCTCTAAAGACGGCTCAATGTCACCTAAAGGCTTTAATGATTTTTATGGTACAGATGAACCAGAAGGTGATGAATGATTAATCTAATGCTTGGCGATTGCCTTGAGCGAATGAAAGAAATTAAAAGTGGTAGTGTTGATCTTATTGTGTGTGATTTACCTTACGGGACGGTTAAAGGTATTGGTGATAGTGATAATATCAATCACGGAATGAAAGGGAAAACAGAGTGGGACACTTGCATCGATACAAATGCAGTTATGAAAGAGTCAGATCGTATTCTTCGAAAGAACGGTAAAATGTGTTTGTTTGCTCAGCAGCCTTTCACAACTGAATTAATAAGCAATGCGACTGTAAACCTACCGTTTAACTACTCTATGATTTGGGAGAAGGATCATTTTGCTAATGCGTTAACCGCAAAGAAAGCTCCTTTGAATTATTATGAGGACGTTTTAGTTTTTAGTAAAAAACACGATTGCGAATTACTTCACCCGTTGCGAGAATACTTTAAGTTAATAATGGACTACGTCAAGCTAAACCTAAAGCAGATAAACACAAGGCTAAGGCATAGGCGTGCAGAGCATGCATTTTACGTTGACAGTACTCAGTTTGGGCTTTGCACGTTAAAAACTTACAACGAATTAATAATGGAATTCGGCATTGATAAGATGAATGACTTTAAAGAGTTTGACGAGCTATCAGAGGTTAACAGCGTGTTTAACAGCGTGTTTAACCTACCAGAAAACCAGAAATTTAAAAGTAACATCCTTAAATACAAAAAAGATTATGGCGGATACCACCCAACACAAAAGCCTGTTTTATTGCTTAAGGACTTAATTAAAACATTTAGCAATGAAGGCAATTTAATTGTTGACATGACTATGGGTAGCGGTAGCACTGGAGTAGCAGCTAAAAACCTTAACCGTAAATTTATAGGTATTGAGATGGATGAAGGTTATTTTAATATAGCAAAAAAGCGAATTGAAGAAGATTAATGGCAAGCCTTAACCCTAATTTAAAAGACTTCTGGAAGACCAAAGCAGACATCAAAGTGTTAAAAGGTGGAAGGGCATCATCTAAGACATGGGATTGTGCAGGCTTTGCGATCTTCCTTGCTTCGCGTTACAAGGTTAAATTCCTATGTATGCGACAATTCCAAAACAAGATCAAAGAATCCGTTTACGCAATACTCAAAATTCAAATTGAGCGCTTTGGCCTGATTGATGAATTCGATGTACTTGCCGCAGAAATTCGACACAAAACTACCGGGGCATCATTTCATTTTTATGGCATTCACCGCGACATTGCCGAAATAAAAGGTTTTGAGGGTGCTGATATTGGATGGATTGAAGAAGGCGAAGGCTTAACAAAAGATCAGTGGACCGTTATTGAACCAACCATACGTTCAGAGGGTGCTGAGTGCTGGATTTTATACAATCCTCGTTTAGTCAGTGATTATGTCGAGACATTCAAAGATGACCGCGAGAACGGCGTTTTGGTTAGACAAATAAACTACGATGAAAACCCGTTTTTATCAAGTACCATGCTGCGTAAAATATCACGCATGAAAGAACAGGATTACGAAGAATATCAACACATTTATGAAGGCATACCCAAAACCGATGATGACGATGTGGTTATTAAACGATCTTGGATTGAAGCGGCCATTGATGCACATATTAAATTAGGCATTGAACCAACCGGTGAAAAATCTATCGGCTTCGATGTTGCTGATGGCGGCAAAGATTTATGTGCGCAGTTATACCGTCATGGTATTGTTGCGATATGGGGTGAACACTGGAAAGCTAAAGAGGACGAGCTAGAAGAAAGCTGTCAACGTGTTTACAGTAAAGCAACACAATATAACGCTGAAATACGATATGACTCTATTGGCGTTGGTGCTGGCTGTGGTGGTCGATTTAAGAACATGAACACCGAACGAGCACAAGACCAAGGCTATTTACAAATTAAGTATTCAAAGTTCATAGCTGGTGCTGGCGTTATTGATCCTGACTCGTTTTACGTTGACGACGATGGTGAACAAATAACAAATAAAGACTTCTTCGAGAACCTAAAAGCGCAGGCATGGTGGACGATTGCTGATAGGTTTAGAAATACGTTTAATGCAGTCACAAAAGGCATGGAATTCGAAGAGCATGAGTTGATTAGTATTAGTTCAAGCGTTAACGACTTGGCTAACCTAGTTACTGAGCTATCAACGCCTCGACGTAAATTCAGTAAAGCAGGTAAAGTTATGGTCGAGTCAAAAGATGACCTGAAAAAGCGCGAAGTCGATTCTCCTAATGACGCAGATGCTTTTATACAAGCATTCGGACCAACTGATAAACCACCATCCGCAATGGGCTTAATGTTCGGTTAAATAACTATTGACTATTGCATTTGATTACGTTACTTTGTGTTTAGTTAATAAATACATCGAACGAATAAGGAAATAAAAAATGAAATTTACATTCGGTTACACCAACCCTACTACGGTAGAGGTAACAAACAGACAACAGAACGTTGAATATAAAATAATTGATGGTTACGGAGGCGAGCTAGACATTAGGGCGGCAGTTGGCAATGAAGGGCGAGGGACTTATTCTCATTACTTTGACGGGTATCATTTTCATAGAAAGCCAGCTATTGAGCGTATGGAAGACGATGCAAAGCGCATGGAGGAAGATCTAGAAAGAATAAGGTTCGCCATAAAAGTAACAAAAAAGAAGACTTGGATTTTAAATAAATAAACCAATAAGGAAAGAGAGAATGAAATCAGCAGATAGAGTAAAAGTAAATTTTGATAAATTACCTAATTATTTAGCTAGAGATAGCTCAAACCCTGATGGTGTAGAAGGAACTGTTACCAGTATTGATAATAGCGGCGAGAAAAACGATTTTAAAATACTCGTTACTTGGGATAATGGTGTTGACAACGCTTATGACAAAAGCCACTTAATTATAATCTAACATCACATCAACACAAAGGGGAAGAGTATGATAAAAAGATTTTACGTAATATCAAGTAGGTGTTATTTTGCTGACGGAACAGGTGGTTTTTCTTATACGCACGATTTAGCTGACTTAGCTTCATGGCTACCACAGCATAGAAAAGTTTATGACCATGTGATTAAAAGCCACCAAGAGGGTTATAAAGAAAAAGGATTAAACATAGCCAATATGTGTATAGAGTCATTTACTAAGCTTTGACCCACACTGTAAAGAAGGAAGATGAAATTAAACCCAATTAAACCTTGCTTTGTGTTTATGGTGTGTTAAGATTAGTTGGTCACATAATATGAATTGTTTTTAATACAATAATCAACAAGAGTAATAATATCATGGACTAACTTACACGGCGTCAAGCCTAACTTGATAAAAAATACTGAACCAACCTTAGCAATAAGTTGTATTCCTACCTGTAACAAGGTCTAGCCCAAGTGCTGGTAAATGGTTTTAATTTGGATTGAACCTCTCGCCGTAGAGATGCGGCAACAATAATATAGTATTTATTCGAGTGCGGAGCCAGCCTTAACTGTGCTATCAAAAGATAGAAACGAGGTGGAGTTGGTCATAGCGGTGATACACGCCAGAGGCTTCAACCCGAATGTATATTTAAAAAGAGGCGTATAGCGGATTGGTGACCTCATTCATGAAATAACTACCGCAGCAAAGGCTTTACCGGTAATAACGATAATTCCGCCGGGCTTGTTATGCGACAATATGGGTGCATCATTTGGTGACAACATTCTGTATTTATCGCTGTTATGGTTGGTGACTTTGTAGAAAAACCGATGCCGTTACTATTCACTAGATAGTAGCGGTATTTTTTTTGCGTTTAATTGAATAAAAGTATTGCATTGTGTTTAATTGTGTTTTATTATTACTTCAACAACAACTAAGCAACTAATTAAAGAGAATCAAATGAAAACATTAACAGCAGCATCTAACCTGACAGTTAAAGCACTTAAAGAAGGTATCTTACTAATACCGTGTAAAATTTCAGTTCGTGGCGTTGGATTTTGCAACTTTCGCGTAATACAAAAAACAATAAAAGGGTATAGAGTAGGGCTTAAAATGATCGACGGCGGAAAAGTTATTGAAATCACTAGTTACGATAATATCACAGCATTAAAAAGAGCTATTTCACACTAAAATAATTCAAAAAACTTAACGCGGTGAAAGCCGCATAAAAAGGATGAGCAAAATGAATAAAGCAGAATTAACAATGAAAATCATAGATTACTTAAAAGAAAAACACTCAAGACCAGATATTGACGAAGAAACGAGGCTTGATGAAATAGATGAGGATTGCGACTTCTCACTAATGTTTGAGCTTTGTGCGCTATTTAAGTGTGATGATCGGTGTGACGGTGATGAGATAGGAGAGTATGCTGCCGTCTATAACGCTATAGATGCGGTTTGGGAATGTATCTAATGAACCTTAACGAGCGCATACAAACGCACCAAGACGGCAATACAAGCGCATCAACCACCTAAATACCCCACAAAATAAAACCATGTTATAATCAGCCTCATAATCAACTGGGGCTTTTTTATGTCTAAGAAACTACTACAAACACGCAATTCTATGCAGATCAATAAAAGCATGGTGAGCAAGCAAAACATACGCGACAAAGAACACATCATTGTAAAGGGTGCTGTTCACATGTTGTTAAACACTACTATGAACGGTATTTTTTACCCTGCCGATGAAGTTAAAGCTTTGGCTAATGCTATCGGAAGTGATCGCGTAACCATGCCGTCAAGTCATCCAACGGGCGAGAATGGCGAGTTTATTAGCGCAAGCGATCCTTGGGCATTAACGTCTAATTATGTCGGCGCTTATGCTTATAACTTTTCAGTGCAAGGTGATAAGTTAATTTCTGATGTTGCTATCGATCCAGTGATTGCAAATATCAGTGATGCAGGTCGTTCAATAATTAATGCTATTGAGAACAGTGAGCCGATTGATGTTAGCACAGGCTTTTATCTAAACGTTGATGAAAAGCAAGGTTATGGCTCAGACGGTGAGCCATACGAAATGGTCGCGTCTAATTTAATGATTGATCATAGTGCTTTCTTACCCAATGAGATCGGCGCAAAGAATAAGCTTGAAGGTGTTGGGCTGCATACTAACAGCGCGAGACTTAAAGACGAAACGATTGACACGTATGTTTCTGATATTCAGGTTAACGCATCAACGCCAGCCATGAAGCTACCACTTGCGCCTGAGTCACACGTATTCAACGAAGCGCAAGCACTGGCTAACATCAAGGCTTACACAAACTCAACTGATAAGCCGTCGACATCTTACCGAAAGTTTTTCCTTAACTTCGATCAAGATAATGCCGACAGTTTTGATAGCTATACTAATTTATTTGCTGATGTGATCAACGGTGTACCTCATGCAGTTAAAAGCCAAGTATCACACAATGAAAGCGACCACGCTAAAGCATACGTTAACCGCTTTGATAGTGAGTTAAAAGGCAACAGACAATCATTCATTAAGTCTGCCATTAATAAGCTATTTAGCATTATAGGTGGCGAACAAACTGCGGTAAACGAGAGTGATTTTGTATATCGTGGTAAAAATGATATTATGTACATGCAGCAATACAACACGGAAGGCGGAGAGCTTAGTTTTACAGGTGAACCGGTAGAAGTTATTAAGATTGCTAACGAATATAAACCTATTATTAATAACACGGGGTCCGATATGGATTTTAAAGCTGAACTAATTGCTTTGTTAACTGCCAACGGTATTGACGCTGACGCTGATATGACTGATGAAGAGTTAAAAGCGAAATTAAAGAAAAATATGGATGGTAAGAGCAAAGGTAAAAAGCTTGATGAAGTAGCGAACACCGCCACTACTAAGGCAATCGCCGCACTTACTGCAACAGTTAACTCGTTATCGGCACAAATTACCGCTAACACTGACAAAGAACTTGATAGCGCTGTAGCATCGGTTGTTGCCATGAATAAAGGCATCGACGAAGCAACTGCTAAAACAATGGGCCTAGCCTCTTGTAATGCTTTTCTAGCTGCTAACGGTCATATTGCACTTAATGTGCGTAGCAATCACACACAGACAAACGCAGACGAAAGCTGTGCAAGTCTTAAATTGGAGGCTTAATCATGGCTACTAAAGGAAAACGTTTAATCTTCTCTGGCGAGATGTTTTTACCTGCTACTGAAGGCAAAGCGGCTACTGCTGATTTGCCCGGTACTGCAGTAAGTCACACAGCCACCACATTAACTACTAACGTAAGTGCATCAACTGTATTCGGCGCACCTAAGTTATTTTGTGATTACGATATGTTAGCCGCAAAAACGGTTGGCGATGCTTGGACAGTTGGCGGTAATATGATTGCTCGTGAATTGGTTCAAGGCGATAAAGCTAATTTACTTGTTGCCTCTGGTAACAACATCACTAAACGCGGTGTTGCATTAACCGTTAACGGCGCTGGTTTACTTAAGATCGCAGCAACAGACGGCACTGACTACGTTTACGCATACTCAGATGAAATTATTAATGCAGCATCAAACACGCTTGTTCGCGTAAAAGGAGCATAACCTTATGATGATTTTTGACCCAAAACTATGTAAAGGCAACGCTGCCGCTTTACGTATTATGAACTCGCAATATTCCGCAGTTAATGAGCAGCGTGATGATTCGCGCCACGCATTACCTTTGTCGATGTTTGCAAACGCAGGTACTAAGCCGTTAGATTTGTATCGTGAATTTGATAGCCAAACGATTGAGCAATTTAGACTTGACGAAGGTGATAACATTTTAAACGTGTTAATGCCGTTAGCTCGTTCTATCTCAATTGGTCGCACTATCCTTGAAGGCGCTCGTTCATCAGATGCCGGCCAATTCTCACAGTCAATGACTGGTGAAGAAGGCTCATATTTTGATAACGTTGATTACGATTTGTCTAAAACAATCGTACCAATTAGCCAAAACGGTTTTAAGCGTAACTGGCGTGAAGGCACACAGTTAAGCCTTGAAGACTTTAACGATGCAGCTATTCAGCAAAGTGAAGCGACCCGTACTCACCGTCAAGGTGTTATCGGTTCATTCATGGACGGACATAAAAATAAAGACGGTCAGTTTATTAGTGAAAAAGGTGTGACATGGCAGGGCGTACGTAATGACACTCGCGTAGACCAGATTGATCTTGGTGCAGGTGGTTTAAATATTAACTTGACCACT